ACATTAAAAGAACACAAGTGTTATGCGTGTGGTCAAGAATTTCATGACAGTCAACATACTGAAGTGTTAACAAACAAATATAATTTATTGACAGAAAGTAAAAACTTACTTGATGACTATAAGTTTCAATTAGATGAATTAGTTGCTAACCCAGTTACTGTAATAGAAGAACCAAAGACACATTATAAAACTGAGGCTGAAGCAGTAAAACATTCTAGTCAACTTGAAAATCTTATAAAACAAATTGAAGAAAAAACTTCAGAAACAGATCCATATGGTGAACAAATTACTGAAATGGAAAATCAAGCACTACAAACAGTTAGCTTTGATGAAATCAATAAACTAACCAAAGTGCTTGAGCATCAAAAGTTTTTACTTGATATATTGACTAGTAAGGATAGCTTTGTTCGTAAGAAAATTATTGACCAAAACTTAAGTTATTTGAATCAGCGTCTGACTCATTACTTAGATAAGATTGGATTACCGCATACAGTTGTTTTTAAGAATGACTTACAAGTTGAAATTACAGAGTTGGGTCGTGAACTTGACTTTGATAATCTATCACGTGGAGAACGAAACAGGTTAATATTGGGTTTAAGTTTTGCTTTCCGTGATGTTTGGGAATCATTATATAGTCCTATCAATACATTGTTTATTGATGAATTGATTGACAGTGGGCTTGATACAATGGGTGTTGAAAATAGTATTGCTATTTTAAAAGATATGTCACGTAGGCGACAGAAATCTATTTGGCTTGTCAGTCACCGCGAAGAATTAGCAGGGCGTGTGCCTAATGTTCTCAAAGTTATAAAAGAAAATGGATTTACTACGTATAATACTACAGTAGATATAGAATAAATTTTAGTACACACTGACTAAGACTATATATGATTATGACAAGTCCACAAAAAGCAAAAGGTTCAGGTTTTGAAAGAGAAATCGCAAAGTATCTATCAGACAAATACGGTGAAAGTTTCATTCGTGCTCCTGGCTCCGGTGCTTATGTAGGAGGGAAAAATCAATCACGTAAAGAAGTTTTACATGAAGGTCAAGTTCGTTCATTCAAAGGCGACATTGTACCCGGACAAACGTTCACTAAAATGAATGTTGAATGTAAATTTTACGCTGACTTTCCGTTTCATCTAATACTTACAGGGGAATGTAAAGTATTAGATGCTTGGCTAGATCAGTTATTAGATGTAGCTGACCCAAACGATTGCAATATTCTTTTTATGAAATTTAATCGTAAAGGTCGCTATGTTTGTGTACAAAGCAAACTAACATGGGTTACTGATAATTTTACATATTACACTTCAAAAAAATACGGAGATTGGATTCTCATGGAATTTGATGGATTTTTTCTTCACAACACAGACCTTCTGAAATCATATTCAAAGGGCACAATTGACACCAAGTCATTTCAAAATAAAATTTCCCCAAATTTATTAACTATTAATACATAAAAATTTGTTGTCTGAATTGTCAGACCTCCTTGAGGAAGCGTGAAAGATCGCTAACGGATCTGGAGTATGCAAGTATCGTGAGATACTTGGGAATACCGAGAGTGCAATCGACAAAGCGAACACTCAACAAGTCTATAACTATTTCACTTTGATGTTATAGAATGTGCGTTGCGGTAGCGTGTATCTAAAATACATGGCTACACTACAGGCCATAAACTTTACAGAGCAACCGGTAGCGTATTGTGTCACAAAGACGGCGACAATACGGGCATAAGTGACTATGGATGACGGGCATGGCATGTTACCATTGGTAGTGCTGAATAGCACTACCATGGCTCTCTAAGCGGCAATATATATCTGTATAGATAAATCTTTTAAAACTGAATACGATAAGAACCAGAACTGAGCGATAGCGAAGTTCTAGATGAACGAAGTTCATCTTTACTATCAAACATCAAGTTGAGCAATGGGTAATTATGGATATAATTTTCTTTTTGTAGCACTAATTTTTGCTTTAGTTATTTCAGAAGTGGGTCCTTTTTTTCTACCTAATAATTTTAATCGTATTTTTAGTTTTGTTTCTTCACTTAATGGTTTTCTTTTAGTACCACGTTGTCTCTGAGATTGTTTTGCATTAGCTTCAGCAGAGTGCTTATACACTCCTTTAATGCCTTTATTCCATGCTATTTGTCCTTTACGGGCCCCTCCGTCACCTTCCTCAGGTTTTAAGTTAGCCCAATTAGGATCTTCTACTATATTCCACAATTCACTATAATACATTCCCCATTTTTTTACTTCTTCATTATTAATACATTCTTTTAATATGGTTGTACTAACATCATAACCATGGGACTTAATATGGCGTAACCATATTTTTCCTGAGCCTTTATAATCATGTGGGTTTGGATTAGAAGTTTTACCTAGATATTTGAGTCCGGTAATGTTGTGTGTCTTGATATACAAATAAATAGTCATGCTGTGATTCCTTTTCAATCATAGAGTAGTTGGGAACGCCAATTCCGCGAACTACATTTTTATTTATCTGTTTACTTAGAAGAATGGCAATCCAGATTTCTTGGTTGCTTCTAAATTATCATCAATTATTTTAGATATGGCTTTTCTTTCAGTAGTGCTCATATTTAAAATATCTTCATAGGAAACACCACCTCTCATATACCATGACAATTGAAGTGCTGTACTTTTAATTTTATTTACATCTTCTTCATATCTGTCAAATAGCTTCTGTGCGGCTTCATGGTCAAGCCTGAGAAGCGTTATGCGAAAAAATCAGAGAGATTCAATGTAAAAGGCTGATCGTATTCGTTGCTACAAGCACTGCATTTAGCATGTAATGGTTTAATTTGTGCTTCTTCACGTATTTTAGTTGTATAATCACGAATTTCTACATAGACATTTTTATCACAATTTAATAAGAAATCCATTATAAAATCTTTATTATCAACACGTTGATTATTTGCTTCTATATATTCAATAGCTATAGAAATTAATCGCATGGTTGTATCAGTAACTTTTTTAAGTGCTATTTTAGTTTGTTCAGCACGTGCTGTTTGGTCCTCCATGGACTCTAAGTTTGCAAATATTCTTTGTACTTCAAACTGTTCTAATCCAACTTGATTAAGTTCTTTATATGTTAATGGTCTAAATTTAATGCTCAAATCGTTTAATACTAATGAATTGTCATAGTTTGGACATCTTAATTGTGGTAATATTTTATTAAGTTCCACAGTAAACGTATTTGTTTCTTCACATTTAGGACAGATACTATCCATTGTCATGTCGTTTTCGCCACTAGCAGAACGTATAGCAATTAATATAGCATCTAAGTCTATATTATTAATAGCCCAAGGTTTTAAAATATTTGGCACACAGCTTTGTATAATTTGTGCCATTCCCTCACCGTTAAACAATGCGTCTGGTGTTCTGGCTGTAATTTCATCAATTGCAGTCATGGGATAAACTGGTAATTCCCCGTTATCAGTTGGTTTTATAACACCCTCCTCATAATATTTTCCCCCGCTAGGTAATGTCAAAAATACTGCGGGTCTACGAAAAAACTGTCTTAGAGGATTGTTTTGAACTGTCATATTTTTCCTTTGTGGTAAAATTATTGGATTTTTCCAATACTAAATATTAGATATTTATAAGCAAAAAACCTGCCATAAAATAATCGGAAAAATTTATGAATGAAGAATCGTTAAGAAATTTACAAGCCAGTATAGATAATCTTGCCTCATCTATAAATGGCAGTTCCGAAAATATTCGTAGATCAGGTAGTCAAGTTAATGATGATCTAGGCAGATTAAGCAGAAGTGCAACTACAGCAAGTCAAGCTCAAAATTCTATTTCTGATGCTAACAAAAAGTATGCAGATTCTATGCAGCAATTTAATGCTGCTACTGCTAAAAGTGTCGAAGGGTTAAAAAACTTTACAACAGCGTTACTAGACAGCGAAAGAAGTTTTGGAAAATATAATAATGCCATAGACAGTTTTGGAGGTGCATTAGGTTCAGCATTAAAAGCATTTGGTCCATTAGGTGCAGTATTAGGTAGTGTTGTTCAAGGCATGACTAAAGTTGCTACATTGGCAACAAAGCAAGCTGACAATATATTAAAAGCATACGATGATTTAGCAAAAGTTGGCGGCGCTGGCGGGTTAGCAACTAAACAAATATTAGAAATGGGCTTGCAAGCAGGCCTAATGTCTAAAGACTTGGGTAAACTTACCGCAGTAATGCGATCTAACAGCAAAGATATTGCTGGTTTAGGAGCATCATCTGCTGAAGGCATGAAAGTATTTGCCCAGATGACAGCCGTTGGTACTAAAACAATTGGCATGTATAGCAAATTGGGTGTTAGTCAAGAGGACTTGATTAAAACTCAAGGTGATTATATTGCATTGCAAATGTCATCAGGTAGAGCGATAGGTAATGAAGTAAAAGATAGAGCAAAATTACAAAAGCTATCATTAGAATATCAAGATAATTTATTAGCATTATCAGCCATTACAGGTGAGAATACTGAAGCAATAAAATCAAAACAAAAAGAAGCTGCTTATGAACTTAATTGGCAAATAAAACAAAGACAAGATGCAAATAAAATCATAGAGCTTGAAAAACAAGGTAGACATGAAGAAGCTGCTGCATTAAAACAAGAAGTAGCAAATAGACAAAAAGGATTAGAATCCGTAGCGGCAATAGGAAGTAAAGGGTTAACACAAGCCGTTCGTGAAATGCAAGCAAGTGGAACTGCTACATCTAAGGGTGCTCAGGCTATGATAAGAATGGGCTTAGGCCCAGCAATGGCAGAGTATAACAGAACAATTAAAGAAGGCGGTGACGCTACTAAAGCAGCAGCAAAACTTCAAACAGCATATAATGAAGCACAAAATAAAGCTATTAATCAAGTTGGTACTGTTGCAGGATTAAACCAAGATGCAGCAGAAGCATTTGATTTAAGTGCAGAAAATGTACAAAGAGGAACACAACAAGCTGGAAAAGATTTAGAAGCAGCGGTTGTAGCAGCAAGACAACAAATTGAAGCTGGTAAAAATACCAATGATGCAGCATTAAAAACAAGAGCAAGATTAACTGAATTAGAAATTCAAGCAGGTACTTTCTTAGAAAGAATGTTGGCAAAATTAAATCCATTATTAAGTGGATTTAATTTAGAAACAATAGGTGGAATGGTTGCTACCGGCGCCGCAGTAGCTGCTGCTACATGGTTAGGTGGTAAACTAACAAAAGGTATGTTTGGAGGTGGTTCCGGTGGCCGCCCAGGTATACCAGGAGGTGTACCTACAACTGGTGGTACAGCCGGAGG